GTAAATATCATGTTATTGCGCAAGGCTGGAAATAACTATAAGTTTTACTAATCATCAATGGGCGTAAATAGCCTTGACAATGGCAAAAAAAATGGTGATGATGACGGAGCCTTCAAACAAAACCCATGATTAAAACTGAATACAACGGCAGCATTTCTGCTTTCAGCAACGAAAGATTAGTAATGAACTTCGGCCAGCCCGTAGTAAATTGCTTCCTGCTGGTAAAACAGCTTCAAGACAGTATCACCACGCTAGAGCAATTGCTTCCTGGCGTTCCGGCTTGCCATCAGGGCAGCATGGTACAACTGCTAATCATCCTAAAAACTGCCATTAAAAGGCATGAGAAAGAGCATAATGAATTAACTGCTGCCCCTACTGCTGACGATCAGCTTGCTTACCTGGCGGCTTATGCTGCTGCTATTGGAGTTTAAGATGACTAATCAACATCCCATCACCCCACCGCCGGATCTGGTGGAGCAGTGGGAAGCCGAAACAGCTCACACAACTAAAGACGAAATTTGGCATGTGGCTGTTCAAGCCGCTCGATGGGGTGCCGATCAAGAGCTGGAGGCATGTATTGAGTTGCTCAAAGCTGATGGCTACAAAGCCTTGGTAAGAGACCTCCGCGCCGCCCGCCGCCCACAGCCGCCGACGCTAAAAGAACAAGCGCTGAAGATTTTGGCTACCGCTGGTGGTCCCGATTATCCCACTCAAATGACCGTAATTAACACCGATGAACACATCCTTATTAGGCGGGCGTTGGAGGCATTGCCCGATGACATTAAATGAACTTTTTGAGATTGTTACGAAAATTATTGCTTCTCCTCACACTACAATCCTCGAACACGACAAACTCCGCGCTATTCAGGTATTTATTGCATTCGAGGAATTTCTGTTGGATAATGTGCCCGAATATTGTGGTGATACTGAGTTTGGTGAGATTGACTTTGGTGGTTACGCTGCTGGTGTTTTAGATGAATTGGAGCGAATTAAAGAAGAAACCAAACGAATTATAGAACGAACTAATCAACTTAGAAAAGAAAATGAAAGATTGAGAAAAGAAACTGAAGCACTTCGTTCCGTTATTCCCGAAAAATTATCAGAAACAGTGAAGAAATCCATGAGAAGTGGAAAGAATTTTAAGAGAGTTTTTGAGAAGAAAGACGAAGAATAACTTCAGTTAAAATCATCATCAAAGTTTAAATATTGATCTATTTTATTCCATATTCCTTGCTCAATATGTTCTATGATTTCTGATTCTGTCGGCTTTTCGTTATGTTTATACGCACGGCTATGTCCCCAACGAATGCCGTCTGCAATTAAATCTTCCAGCACTAATCGAGCGTTGAATTTCATGGTTTTGTGGTTGGTGATTTAGTTTACTGCAACTAAGGCTAAAAAGGCTTTTGGTCCCTTTTGTTGGCCCTCAACAACTGATAAATCATGGTATATTATGGATAGCATTGCAAAGCCGATGATAAATCCTAACAGATTTTATACTTATGCCTATTTGCGGGAAGATAAGACGCCATATTATATTGGCAAGGGGCAAGGAGAAAGAATTTATTCCGCATGTCGGAGGGTAAAACCACCCAAGAACAAGTTAAGAATAATATTTCTCAAACAAAATCTTACAGAAAAAGAAGCATTTAAGCACGAAATTTATATGATATTTCTTTATGGGAGGAAAGATTTAGGTAACGGGATCTTAAGAAATAGGACTGATGGTGGTGAGGGACTTTCTGGTGTCATAGTAAGTGATGAAACCAGAAGAAAATTAAGTGATGCAAAGAAAGGTGCAAAAAACCCTAGTCATGGTAAAACTCCTTCAAAAGAAACTCGGAGAAAAATAAGTGCTGCAAATAAAAGTAGAGTATTTTCAGATGAAACCAGAAGAAAATTAAGTGAGGCAAATAAAGGCAAAGTATTTTTAGAAGAAACTCGGAGGAAATTAAGTGATGCGAATAAAGGTAAAACTGCTTCAGAAGAAACTCGGAGAAAATTAAGTGAGGCACGTAAAGGTGTAAAGCATCCTAATTACGGTAAAAAATGGTGGAATGATGGTTGTGGAAATGTAAAACTTACAAGAGATTGCCCTGGTGACGAATGGAAGCTTGGGATGAATTGTATATAAAAAGAAAGGGGCCTTACGGCCCCTCCTTTTTGCAACCTTCCGATGCTGCGGCTCCCGAACATCGTTCAAGGGATAGGAAGCCTTGCAGGCAACCATGAGCACCCGGCATCCCTTGCGGGGTAGCCCTTCCTATCGGCAGTGTTCACCCTCGCGGACCCTCTTGAGAGAGCAGAGCCGAAGCTCTAGAACCAAGTTGCTTGCAAATCATAACATCAGCACCATTAAAACGCAAGCTTTTCATTTGTGGTAATATGAAGGTTGCTGTCGGGAGACCGTGCAGCTCTTGCTCATTATTCCCTAAAACAGTGCTTAAATCATTTTTCCTTCTCACTTCCCTTGCCTTTGGTGCTTTTGCGCCTAATGCAGTGGAGGCCGCTTCAGTGTGCTCGTATGCTTCGTTTTATGGCGTTGGCGATGGTTATCACGGCTTGCAAGCTGCCGATGGTAGCCGCTTCAATGCCTATGGCCTTACGACTGCCCATAGATCGTTGCCATTTGGCACCAGGCTCTTGGTTAGCAATCCAAGCAATGGCAGGACCGTAGTGGTGACGGTGACCGATAGAGGCCCATTTATTGCCGGTCGAGACCTTGATCTCAGCTATGGGGCATTTAATAGAATTGCGAGCCCCGGCCAAGGTGTTGCTAGGGTTTGTCATTCCGTGATATAGTCCTCTGGTGTGAGGAAGATTAAGGCAGGCACCATGCTTGCCTTTTTTTTATGCGCTATATTTTGTAAGTCAATTTCAATTGACACCACCGTTCTCTGAAGCGGCGCTTTTAAGCACATGAGAAGACTGGCAACTCGCACACAGCGAGATTTACTAGCAATCGCTCAAGATTTTCGTTGCGCTATTTGCGCTTGCGAGCTTCCTGACAATTTTGAATGTGATCACATAGTGCCATTTTCGGAGAGAGGTGTTACCACTTTGTATAATCTCCAGGCGTTATGTCCACCATGTCATCTATTAAAATCCCTCGGCCAGGCCAGTTTGCAGCGATCAAGGCTGCGTCAGATTCAAGGCGAACACAGCTAAACGCTCAACTCCCGACTGGATACGGTAAAACTTTTACCGCCACTTCTATTTATGCTGCATTGCAAAGCAAAGGACGAGTCACTCGCTTGCTTTACATTGTCTCCAGTGACGCTCAACTCACACAATTTGTTAACGATGGGGCAGGAGATCTTGCTGATGCAAATGTTGAAGGCTCTCACCATATATGCGATATTGCTTTTGCTGGTGCTGCGCAAGTATGTAAACAGCATCGCATGGGAACACATCAAGTTTTTGCTTGTACCATCCAAGCCTTAACATCGCCACGAGTAGGAGCAATCATCAAAGAATTAATGCAAACTGGGCTTTGGATGGTTTGCGTGGATGAATATCATCACTATGGAATTGAACGTATGTGGGGTAAGGCCGTATTGGCTTTGCCAAGGCAATTCCTGCTGGCTATGTCTGCTACTCCTTATCGCCCTGACGATGATTCTGCTTTTGGTGCTCCTGATGTAAGTGTTACATATAGGCAAGCAGTCAGAGAAGGAGCTGTAAAGCCATTGACTTGTCATTCTTACGAATATCGCATTGACGCATTGGAAGAAAATGGCGAAGTTAGTAGCTATACCATTTCAACCATTATGGATAAAGCTGGTAGCGATTCTCCTAGCAAAGTGGAGAAAATTTTTCGTGATATGCGATGGTCGCCCAAGTATGTTAGTCCATTAGTTGAAGTGCCAATTGAAAGGATGATGTTGCATCGATTGGAAACGGGGCATGACAAGTTACAAATACTAATTGGAGCAATGTGTTGCTCTCACGCTGAGTTAGTTTGCGAGCAAGTGAAAGCTCACGTTGATGCGCTTTACCCCGGACAGCTCACTGTTGACTGGGTTGGTACTGGTCCGAATGGTCGCTCTGATAATGAAAACAAGGCAATTATTAGAAAATTCTGTCCTGAAAAAGTTGATGGCACTCGTCGACCAGAAGACATTAAATTAGATATTCTTGTTCACGTGGGAATGGCCGGAGAAGGTCTTGATACTTTCTTTGTGTCAGATGTTGTTCACCTTAACAATGCAGCATTAAACAATAGTAATCGCCAAGAAAATGGCAGGGCTGCTCGTTATTTAGAAAATGTGCTTGGAGTTATCCATGTAGACGCATCTAGTGATTTCCATGAATACGTAGGGCCAAATATTGAATTAAGTTTTGATTACAATGGCATTGAAGATGCTGCAAATTGTGATGAAGATATTGACAAAAGCAGGCAAAGCAATGAGCTACCTAAGCTTCCCGAAGATCCGTTGATTCGCATTTATGACATGGAGCTTATTCGTATTGTTACGAACGAAGAGGCTACGAAGATGGCAAAAGCACTAATTCAAGCCGGTCCTGCAATTACGGGGCAACCATGGTCAGAAGATTTAATAAACGATGATTGTTTTATGGAATTTGCAAAAAATGCGTATAAAAAAATGAAAAATGAAGAGCTTGAAAAGTTTAATGATAAGGCTACAGTTAAACAGTGGAAAGAGAAGGTGGGTTCAGCATTAGGACTTGTTACATCCAGAGCGCTAAAGGTTATTTATGGGGACAAGGGAAGGCTTCCTGCCTCTATGGCTGGAGAGATTAAGCGTAAGATCAACACTCGCAAAAAGAGGGAACTGGGAGGTGTTGACCAAGATGTTACGCTTCTTAAGGAGCATTATCAGTGGATTCGCCGTCTTGAATCAGTTCTAATCGAAGGGGATGTTCCTGAATGGCTTCTGTAAAAGTGAATCGTGGGATGCCTCGACCAGAGGCTCCTGCATCGTCCCTCCCTAAAGACCAGTGGAGGGATCTGGCCATAGTGAGAGAACTATGGGCTAAATCGCAATTGTCGTTTGATTGTCGCTTGCTCAAGCAGGTGGCCGCAGATGCTCCATTAATGGCCCCTGAATTGGGATATGACTCTGTAGAGTCGTTCCTAAAGCAGGAACTACAGCTTGATCCTGATCTCGTAAACCGAGTGGTGGGATGGTTGGAGCAGGAGCAGCCGACAGGCCCCGTGTCACTGGCACTAGCTGACGCAGCCAGTCGGGCCGGGCCATCTACAATGCCTGGCGAGATCGGGAACGGAAGAGCAAATAAAAGTAGAGTGGCGGAGTGCCACTCTAAGGCAGCCAGTAAAGTTAGCTCCGAAAGCTGGGATCGAATCCTGCCTCGATTAGCCCGTGACGCGCCACAGATCTTGGAGCGAGTGAAGTCTGGTGAAATTAAAAGTGCACGGGCCGCTGCAATCGAAGCAGGCATCATCATTCCCTTCCCATCGCTCCAGCTTAAAGATCCAGATTCCACGGCCCACAAGTTGCTTACCAAAAAAGGAAAAGAATGGTGCCGGCTTCTCCTGCAGGAGCTTTCAGCTTTAATTCTTTAAGATCCAGCCAGCCTTGTAAAGGAAAATTACAAGCCACTTACAAGGTCCGGCTCGTCCTGTAATGTGCAATTGCCTTCCAGCTAAAACCATGCATTTCCCATCTATTCGCACTTCCATTGTCCTGCTAGGGGCTGCCGCTGGCCTGATTGGTCTGGCTCTAATCGTGCCGGAGCCCCCAGTAAATGATCTCCCTGGTTTAGCCGCCTGTCAACTACTCCACCCTGACAGATATTGCCGCCTCACTTATGCTCCTAGTACAATTACACCATAAGTAAAGCTGATCATTCAGGCCATTGCTTTTCTGCTTCCCATGGGCAATAATTAATTCACCACCACGGGCGAGATCCCACCACCATCAAACCATGGACAAAACCGCTCTCATCAAAAGCTTCATCCATAATGCTGGTAGCAGCATTATCAGCGTTAATTTCATCAAGGCCAATGGCGATAAGCGCTCCATCCAATTTAATCCTTTGGACGCTCAAGAGATTAAAGGCACCGGCTATGCATTGAAGAATCCTTCTATCGTTCGCTGCCGTGATTTCACCATTGCTCGCAACGAAGGCGCAGGGGCATGGCGTTCATTTGATTGTGAGCGAGTGGTAAGCATTAAAGCAAAAGGTAAGGTTCTGGAGTTCCAGCTATGAGCGCAGCAGTTGCCACCAAGCCAGATCCACGATTCTCCCTCTGGGCTCGTGATCCTGCAGGAACATGGCATCATTTCGGCAACGGCTCTCAAGAGGAGCTGGAGCTAAAAGCAAAGGGCCTAAAGTTTCTATTTACCAATAGACGATGGAAGGTGGTGCCTGGCACTGATCCGCCTCGCTAATTGTTTCAATAAGTAACGCTAATCAGCCAGGAGCAGCTTCCTGGCTTTTTTAGTGCAATAATTTAGGGACGGAGGCGAGAGCTTCCACCACCCCCTGGAATCATGGCCTGCCTTAACCACACAGTTGAACAGCTCACCACTGCTGATTCCTACACAGCATTCAAGGGCCTAGATAGCCTCACTTTATTGATCACCCTGCCTGATTGGCATGAGCCTTTCCCCATTCAAACCCGTATTGGTGCTGCTAATCCTCGCCAATTAGAAATGCACGGCCTGTTGCATGTCTGCAAAGCTTGGTACATCAATGGGCCAGTAGTAGATCAATGGAGCATTTCCACCATGATGGGCTCGATTCAGGTTCCCGCTGGCACTCGCATCGAAAGCACAGAGTTGCCTCAGCATTGGCAAGCCTTGAGCAAAGAATCCGACGCAGGTAAGAAGGAATGGTTTGCTTATTCCAATGGTCGCACTGCCTTTTGTTAAGTTCTGTTACAAAGGGGGCCAAAAGCCCCCTTTCTCGCTTATTCTTCTTTCAACGGGCCGCGAGGCTCCACCATTGCTTTAAAATCATGAACACCATCTTGCTCCGACGTAAAAACGAAATCTGTCTCTGGATTTTTGATGGCGAAGTAGTATCTTCCAACTATGGAACATCTGACCGGGCTGGGATGAAACGAGATGGCGTCGTTCCCGTTAAGGTGGCACTTAGCCAAATTCAGTCGCATCTAGAGCATGGATGGGAAGTGGCGTAAAGTTTTGTTGCAAAGGGGCCTCAAGGCCCCTCCATCGATTACTATTCTTTCAACGGGCGAGAGCTCTCCTGCATTATCAATCATGCGCATCGATTACACCGCTCCATGGAATGTTCGCTACTGGGCTGAAGATTACGCTCAAGAGGCAATGGAAACCGTTATCAGCGCTGGCTACTGGCCTGCAGGGAGCCTCACAGTAGAGCACACTGATCCAGCTTCTCCCACACATTGGCGCGTTAAAATGGCTGACGGCCCAGGCTTTTCACAGCCAGGCTGGTGATCACCATGAAATACCTTTCCAAGGATCAATTATTAGCAGTAGGGGCTCATGAGCTTTACGCTGATGCTTTTGTTCTCACCGGCAAACTGTACGATCAGGCTTATGTTGCTCATCGTAATTCAGGCTACGGCCAGGCTTCAGAGGAGTTCAATGGGAAAGAAATTAATTGCACCATTTCTAATCGTTGCGTAATGGGCAGGCTCCGCAGTGATACGACATGGAGGGTTTGTGGTAAGAGAATTAGCCAAAAGCAATTAATGCAGGCAGTTTGTAAAGTTATGTGACACCAGGGGCCACCAGGCCCCACAATCATTTATTCTTCTTTCGCGAGGCGCGAGCTTCCCCTTTGCTTTACCACCATGGCAACTTTTCCCACGCTTCATCTCAACGGCACCAGCAAAACTGATTTACGCGATGGTTACCTCTCGGCCCATGACGCCATTGACGAGGCAATTGATGCCTTAGTTAATGTTGACATGAATGCGAGGGACTACTACATGCAGGAGCCCGGCGCTTATTATCAAGCTCGCCAGGAGCGTACGGAAGCCCTTAAGAAGCTTCGCCAGGCCCGCGCATATACCAGCGAAATGCTGGCTGGCATCTGCGATCAAATGGGCTGGAGTGGAATGTAAACAATTTTCACAATGTTGCCTTAAGGCCACTTAATAGCTCATAAAGTAGTCGCAAGCCCACACGCAAGAGTTTTCCTCATGACCATTTCCGTTAATCAATTCTGCATTGATCAATTCTGGGTCGTTGCCGACCTCATAGTGAATGCCACCAGCCCTGCAGAACGCTCGCAGGTATTGTCTGGATTTTCAGGGAATCCAGCTTTGCTCCAGCAATTTTGTCGCGCCATTGAAACCAATGGCAGTCGCTCCGCTTGCCCTGAATGGTTGGTTAAATCGCTTGAATCCAAGATTTGTATGTAAAGTTTTGTTACAAAGGGGCCTCAAGGCCCCGCCATGCTTTATTGTTCTTTCAACGGGAGCGAGAGCTTCCTCCTTCATCAAAAACCATGATCACCACGACATCCACCGGCACCTTTATTGAAGCGACATCCAGTGGCAAATACGTTGACCTGATCAGTCCTAAAGGCAAAAGCATTCAAGTAACTTTTCTCAATGAAGATTGCTGGGTGAAAGTAATCAATGCTTCCTCAACAGCTTATAAAACCATGACTTACGGCAGGCGTTTTGCTTGCTTGGAATCTGCCATTGAAAGTTATAAAAATACCGATGTGAAAGCTGCTCTGCGCTCGCTGCTTTGTCACCGTTTGTAAAGTTTTGTTACAAAGGGGCCATTAGGCCCCTCCATCGTTTATTCTTCTTTCAACGGGCCGAGAGGCTCTCCCACCGCTTCAAAATCATGACTTTCCTTTTTATTGATTGTTCTTCTAATAGAACTTTCACTGTGCAAGCAGCCGATCACGATCAAGCGCTTCGTATGGCTGCAGCTAAAGCTGGCAGCTTCTTTGTTATCCTCATCAAAACCCTTTGAGAAGCCATGCAAGACATCGTAAACATCATTGCAATTAGCCCTAAAGGCAAAAGCCGCATTGGCAAAAAACTCACCACGGTAATAGTGGAACAAAACCACCACGACAAACTATTTATTGTTATCAGAGGCAACAATGGTGAAGTCAATCAGTGCCGCTGGATTAAAAAAGATAATGATCCTGATTTTCGTATTATTGATCAAGATTAATAGCTTTATTATTAACAACCATTTCCTTCCCATTGCTTCAAAACCATGACCTGCACAGTTCGCACTTACAAAGACAACGGCCCTTATTTCGATGCCACAGTAATGAGCTATCAAGCTGCTCGTTTTAGTGAGCTGCTTTCCCATTGTCGTATTGCAATGGACGATGGCGAGGACACTATCGCAGTGTTTCACGAAGATCGTTGCGTTGGCATGTGGGATCGAGAGCTGGAGGGGCACGTAGATAGTGCTGGCGATACTATTGTTGATCACGATGGCTATGAGCTAAAGCGGCCTGGTGGGCGCTCTGCTCAAACCTTTGCAATGGCCGTAGCAAAACTACAGAGGCAGAGGGCAGCATGAAGGTATTGATAGCTTGCGAATACTCAGGGGTTGTACGTGATGCCTTCATCGCTCAAGGGCATGATGCCATTAGTTGCGACCTGCTGCCCACTGACGCACCTGGCCCGCACTATCAAGGCGATGTACGCAATATTTTGAACAATGGTTTTGATTTAATGATTGCACATCCTCCTTGCACTCATCTTGCTGTTAGTGGAGCACGATGGTTTAAAGATAAACAAGACGAACAAGTAGAAGCTTTAGAGTTCGTACGCTTATTATTATCTGCTCCCATTGATAAAATTGCCTTAGAAAATCCCATCAGCATCATTTCTTCACGCATTAGAAAACCAAACCAAATCATTCAGCCTTGGCAGTTTGGCTGCCCAGAGTCTAAATCAACATGCTTATGGTTAAAAAACTTGCCTAATTTAATTCCCACTGATATTTTGCCATTGCCAACTTCTGGACGATGGAATAATCAAACACCCAGCGGACAAAACAAGCTAACTCCTTCTCCTGACAGGTGGAAAGAACGCAGCAAGACTTACCAAGGTATAGCTGACGCAATGGCACAACAATGGGGGGCAGCATGAACTGTTTTGACAGCGATGAGAATTATGATTACCACGAAGAAGAAGATGATAATGAAGAACAATTGTTTGACCCATCGTCTTCTGCCTTGTCCGCTGCTGAGAGGAACCATGATTCTCGTTGATTTCTTTCCAGAAGATTGCTGCAGAGGCACTGAGCTAATTGAAGGCTGGTATTGGCATGAAGATGATGGCGATGGCTTGGGAGGGCCCTATGATTCGGAAGATGCTGCAGTTACTGCTGCGCAAGCTGGTGAAGGCTGGTAAGACCCGGCTGCAAATGTATAAGACCCGGCTGGAAAAAATATTTGGAACCGGCTGGTTTTTGGATCCGGCTGGTTTTTGAATTTAATACAAATGTACCATTTTAACCGTTTCTTAACCGTTTCTTAACCTTCCCTTAACCTTCCCTGGCGAGACAAATGTACTACCGCTGAGAACCCTTGGTATGACAGCGTTTTGGGCGAATCTGTTGATATCACTGCGATCTGCCCAAAGCCCTTGGTATGACAGCGTTTTGAGCTTTACCAAGGGTGTAAAAACACTGTCTGCCACTGGCGCAGGTGCTGCCACCTGTAGCTGCCGCAGGTAAAAACACTGTCTGCCACTGGCGCAGGTGCTGCCACCTGTAGCTGCCGCAGGTAAAAACACTGTCTGCCACTGTTTCACTCTAATAAACAGCATTGTTTCACACTGATAAACAACACTGTTTCACATTGATAAACAACACTGTTTCACCTTAACAATGGATCGATTAATCTATAGTCGCAAGCTATCCGCAACGCTGCGGCGCTTAAATGTTATTTTGTTTAGGTTTAATCATTGCAACTTAACCACTTGAGATTCTCCCAAGCTTGCGCCTAGTTTGGCTTGCTAATTACCACGGAATCAACGTTGCGCAACGGTGGACAGTTAGCAAGGTGGTTTTCTGCCGTAATGGTTGCCAACGGGTGATTAAGCTCTATATTTGGTGGACAGCGGCGACGCTGTGGCCCAACCGCATTTGTTCCGTGGATCATTCTCAAGTCAAGTTGCCAGCTTTTAGCAAGTTTGAAATTAAATCGGTTTGGGTTTATTGCCCTAACGCTGCATTAAATGGTTGGAAGCTTCCAGTCTTAATGGTTGAGTGTGTCAACTATAAAGTTGCGCACCAAATAGCTAAGCAAGGTAGATCTACCTATCATGGGCATTTATTCGCAGTTCTGCCCATGGGGTGGCGGCCAATGGTGACAGCGATCTAAGCCAATCAATCAATCCACAACTAAACCTTTTAGAACTCCTCCCATGATCGCCACACTCAACAGATCTATCACTCTCAACAGCCGGGCTAAATTGCCAGCCACACTAAAGGCCTTTACTGTAAAGCATAATTTAAACCATAGGACACTATTAAGCATTAATCCTAAGACTGAAAAGAGCCTAGAAATAACTAGGATCCTACATCTAGCGCCTAGCACTATTAGTGGCCACAATGTTTGCGCTAATAGTGGCAATTGCGCTAAGATCTGTTTACATTTTGCCGGCATCCCATTTTTAATGGGAGGGAAAAAAACCTGTAGAGTTAGAAAGACATTAGCTTATTTTGATGATTCTCAGTTATTTTTAGAACTAACTGCAACTGCTATTTTATATAATAAGAGCCTATTGCGTCCGGCAATATTGTTAGCGATTAGATTAAATGGCACTAGTGATATTTTGTTTGAACAAGTAGAGTTTACTGTCAGCGCTGAATTAAGTTTATTTTGGCGGGTCAAGTTTGGCGTTTATATAGTACCAGCTACTTATAAGAGCATAATCCATATGTTTAGCCATTATCCGGAGCTACTAGTTAAATTTTATGATTATACAAAAAATTATCACGACTGGAAAGAATGCAAGGCTATTGGTTACCATTTAACCTTTAGTTATGATGGGCCTAGTAATAAAAAGAACCATAAAATGTGCTCAGTTGCACTACATAATGGGGTTAATGTTGCCGCAGCATTTAACATTAAAAAGGGGCACCCTTTACCACCCAGGACTAGGGCCCTAGGCCGCAACTTTAGAGTTGTGGACGGTGACAAGTCAGACTATCGCCCTAGCGATCCCGATGGATACACCATTATTGGCTTAAGGTTTAAATTGCCCCATGGGATAAAATATTCCCAAGCTGAAAAGCTAGCGTTTTGTATTCCGGAGGGTGTTTGATAGTGAAGATAAAAATACTTTATTCCAGCAACTTAGCGCCTCGCAGAATTAAATCCCCCAGATTATGGCATCAAGTTAACATGCGCACCGATAAACTAGGGCGATTAATTGAGTTTATAGATTATTATTGTTTACCTCCTTACTGTCATGATTAAACGTAAGTCTTGCTATGGTTCCGATTGGTTTCCTCGCCAATGCTCTCTATATTGGCGACTCTATAGGAGGCCCCATATGGGGCCCTGGTTACTTATCTATCGTAGTTATAGCCATCAAGGGTCTCATAACACTGGCAGAGTCCTAACCTATCGCCGCATCGCGTTATATATTGCCCCATTTATGGTTTCGCTGCGATCCCGTAGCGTTACCCATCGCGGCCAATGGTTTAAAGATAGGGGTTATTGACAACAGAGCAGATCGATGTATAATTTGAGAGCCCTACCGAATAGGGCTCTTTTCTTTGCTAATCCTCCCATGATCAAACTAGCCGTTAAAACAGTTCTAATCGTCTCAGTAGGAATAGTTGGGCTTGGTTGCGTCCAAGCCATTATCAACTGTGAAAGTGCCATTCAAGCCGCCAATAACTACAATAGGCTGAATTAACTAGGTGCCCCTACAGTTCAGCTACTGTAGGGGCTTTAAGTGTACAGAGAGAAAATTCACTAATTAACACTAACTAAAACGCCACTAAATAATAAAAACGCTACCGTTATATCAACAATTCTTATATTAGCAATGCTGATCAGTAACAAAACGTTACATAACAATACCGTTATATCAGGAATTTTTATATAAGCAATGCTGATGTAGAGCAGTAGTACGGGTGTATTAGGGTTGGGGTGTCGGGGTTACCCCTTCCAAAAGCGACCAACTTTTTCATCGAGTTTTTCATTTTGCAAGCTACTACAATTCTTAATAATTACCATTTATTAACATTACGGCTATTTACTTGCACCTTCGTAAAATACTCGCACCTTCGTAAATTCAATGGCGACTGACCGAACAATCGCGCCTTTACGAACTTTGTGAGGTCACTACAGTTCGATCATCGTACTTTCTTTTCCATCGTCTTGGACGCATCGCGAAGGTAGCTCCCAAAGAGCGTAAATCATTGCGTCCTTCTTCTTCTTTTATCGTATAAAATGATATTTTTCAGTTCAAATCCGTGCGATCACAGCTTTAGCGGCTTCAAGTGCTCTCGCAAAAGTATATAAAGAATAATTAGAAGGAGCCTTGTGAATGTATTCGCTAGGGCTCTGCTCGTAAGGCTCCTAAGAAGAATTACTTAGTTAAAAGTAAGCAAAGGATGTTGATGGAGCAGAGCCGCTTGGGAGGTACGCCTTGGGGGCTCCTTCTCGTAGCGGCTCGCGAAGATAAGTGAACTGCTAAGAGGCAGTGCTTCTCCAACGTATATCGTAACAAATGGTGAAAGGAGTGTTTTACTCCCGAAGAGAAAAGTAAGCTAGTATTGACGGGCATCTTAAAATCAAAGGAGTAAAGCTATGAATGCTGTGCCAATTAAAAAAGTGGCTAAAAAGCAAAATCAAGGCTGGGTTTACGTTGTGCAATGGGAAAACGATCCTTATGCCGTAAAAATTGGTTTTACTACTGATTTAAAAAGCCGATTCTCAACGCTTCTCACAGCATGTCGTCATCGCCTTGTAGTGCTGAAAGCTTTCAGGGCTGACATGGAGGAGGAAAAGCTTTTACATGAACGTTTTGATGGATGTAGAGACAGTAGGGAATGGTTTCTTCTTACACCAGGACTTCAAAGCTTCATCCAAGAAAAGATGCCTTGTCAAACTAAAGAAGCTGAAATTAGCATTGGTGCTTGGATGAGAGAAAGCGTGAAGTGGCATCCAATGGCAAGAAATAAAAGGGAATTATTGGAAGCTGCGCAAGAAACGCATCGACTGCCTGCTTTTATTGCTGATGCTCGCATGTATGTTCTTTGGGTGATTAATGATATTGATAACCAAGGTTTCTTTTGCACGTCAAATGGCATTATCAATCATCCTTCAAACAATAAACTGTATGAGGCCAAAACTATTTATAATTGTCTTGCTTCTATTGTTGATGAGCAGCAGGCAACGAAAAGCACAGGCAAGTGCTACCGTTTGACTGCAGCAGGAGAAAAGGCATTGTTAGATGCAGATGATGATTACGAAAGCAAGCGACCAAAAAGAAAAAGCGCATTTTCCACACGACTTGGTAGAGGCATGGCTTGATGGCTTATTACGAACCAGAAGAAACAGTTATTGTCGTCACTCAGCGATGGCAATTTAAAGTAGGGGCTAGTCGTTATTTCAAGCAAGCAATTGCTGAATTACGTGAGCGGTTACAACCAATTAATCCTTGTATATGGAAAGCTTCTGGTGCAAAATATAATGGTTACCAAGCAGATTTAATTGATTTTACCATTGATCAAGCGCTTGACTTTAAGCCTGGAGCCTCCTATCCTGACTGGTAACCATTTCTTTTGTTTCCATGACATCTTCGCAATTCTTGAAACTTGTGACAAAATATGTGTTTGATGATCCTGATACATTCACTGCATTAAGGGACCGTTTTGAAATGTGCGAACATGCGCAAAGCAAATCTGTTGCAGCAGCATTTGGTTATTTAATTGCCATTGACGAAATGAATCAAGCGCAGCAATCGATATGGAAAACAGTATTTGATTTAATTGATAATATGGAAAATGATGCGCACGATACGACGCTATTGGTATTTCAAGCAATTCATCAATGGATAGAAAAAGAAATAGATGCTAAAGGCTATCCTGAGCACGATGATATACATGGCATTATGTATGATATGTTTGCCGATTTCATTGAACCAACAGCAGAAGAAGACGATGAACTATGAAATCATGTTGAAGCGGCTCTTAAGGGGCTAGACTAGGCAGTGTTCTCATTACAGCCCGCCGAGTGCGGGCTTCGTCGTCTCATGAAGCTGAAAGAAAATGCAAAGTGTGAAAAGATTGCTCGCACAGGAAGGGTAGAAAGCTGGTTAGAGAGCCCTGAAGGCCGTTTGCCAGTGAGTTGCACTGTATTCGTGGT